TCTCAGTAATTAACTTTATGAAAGACCATCCACACTTAATTAAAAAGAAGTAGTTATGATATTTTATGAAATAAGAGAATACAATTCTAATTATCCAGGACGTACCAAGATATTAGCTTATAAAGGGATTATATTATTCAGGTATAAAGGAAAATTATTAACCTATCTTAAACCTTTAAAGAATAAAACTAAGGGTTTTGAAGATCCTAAAAATCCAGATGTATATTTACCAAAAGGATTTATTGTCTGTAGAAATGAAAGTTTATTATATCATCACTGTTATTTAGCTTCAGGTTTTATAGATGGTTTAAAGAATATATTAGGTATAAAATCAAAACCAAAAACTGAAAACCCATTTACATGATTGTAAGACTATTTGATGTTCAGAATGGTAAAGTAATTCCTACAGAACATTGCTATACACTTAAGGCACTTAAAGATATTATGGATAATTATCCAGAGGACTATCTTAAGATATACCAGTATTTGTTTTATATGACTTGTCCTAATCCAGATATGAATCCATTTTTTCATACTCCAGAAGTAGATAAAGAATCAATAATTTTAAATGAAATAAAAGCAGAATTCTCTACAGAAGATGATGATATACATACAGCTTTACTATTTTGTCAAAGATTGTATGAAACACCAACCTCTAGAGCATATAAAGGAATGGCATCTATGTTAGATAGATTAGCCAGATATATGGAAACAACAGCCATCACTGCAGGTAGAGATGGAAATATTAATTCACTAGTTGCTGCAGCCAAAAACTTTGACCAAATTAGAGCATCATTTAAGGGAGTCTATAAAGACCTTCAAGATGAACAGTCAAGTAAAGTACGTGGTGGAATTGGGTTATCATACGACAGTTAACTATGAGTGAAATTTATCAAGAAATACCAACCTATGACAATGGAACATGGACAACAACAAACTTTGAATCCAGAGAGGACTTCAGCAACTTCATATTGGGGGTTTTCAAAGAACCCGGTAAGTACGGCTTCAATGACACTACTAATCAGGTATTTATATCAGAGTCAAACAAGTTTAGAAGTGACGGAGTATATTGCACAGCCCCCTTCAAGTCTAAAGACTTTATAAAATATTGGGATGACCAAAAAGCAAAATGCAGAAAAGGCATAATTGTAAAGGATAATACTAACACATGGTTTCTTGCAAGAGAATACTACATGTGGTTAAACTTCTTGCCGATCTTCAATAAAGAAATACAGAAGTTTGGTTTTGCAGATATTAGAGATGCGCAGTATCATATGGCATTATATGAGTTTCTTGCAGAATTAAATTTTAAACATGTAGCTATCTTAAAGAAACGTCAGATTGCTTCTTCTTACTACCACATGGCTAAGCTTCTTAATCAACAATGGTTTGAGGCAGGAGTTACTTTAAAAATAGGAGCCAGTCTCAAAGATTATATTAATGAGAAAGGTTCCTGGAAATTCTTACAGGAATATGCAGCATTCTTAAATGAGCACACAGCATGGTATAGACCTATGTCTCCAGACAAGGTAATGATGTGGCAACAGAAGATTGAAGTAAGAAAAGGAGATAGAAAAACAGAAGTTGGTCTCAAAGGTACCATACAAGGTATGTCATTTGAGAAAGATCCAACAAATGGTGTAGGTGGTCCAGTAAAATACTTCTTTCATGAAGAAGCAGGTATTGCTCCTAAGATGGATCAAACATATGAGTACATGCGCCCAGCCATGCGCTCAGGTATGGTTACTACAGGTATGTTTATTGCAGCAGGATCTGTAGGTGATCTATCTCAATGTGAGCCATTAAGAAAGATGATTACTAAACCTCATGATAATGATATCTATGAGGTAGAAACAAATCTTATTGACTCAAAAGGTACAGTAGGTCTGTCAGGATTATTTATTCCTGAACAGTGGTCAATGCCTCCTTATGTTGATCCATATGGTAATTCACTTGTAGAAGAAGCATTAGAAGCTTTAGACAATCAATTTGCTACTTGGAAAAAAGAACTTGATCCAGAAACTTATCAATTAAGGATTTCCCAGCACCCTAGAAATATTCAAGAAGCCTTTGCACATAGATCAGTATCTAAGTTTCCAACTCACTTAGTTGCTGCACAGCAAAGAAGAATAGAAGAGAAAGAATATGCTTATGAGCATCTTGATATTTATACAGATGAAAATGGTAAAGTTGCTGTAAGACATTCAGATAAACAACCAATTAAAGAATTTCCAATAAGTAAAAAAACAGAAGATAAAACTGGAGTACTTGTTGTATGGGAAAGACCAATTAAAGATCCAACCTTTGGACAGTACTATGCTTCTATTGACCCCGTATCAGAAGGTAAAACTACAACATCAGAATCACTCTGTTCTATTTATATTATGAAAGCTCCTGTAGAAGTTACTAAGGTAACTGTAGGAGAAACAGAAACATTTATAGAACCAGATAAAATTGTTGCTGCTTGGTGTGGTAGATTTGATGATATTAATAAAACTCACCAGAGACTAGAGTTAATAATAGAATGGTATAATGCTTGGACAGTGATTGAGAATAACATCTCATTATTTATCCAGTATATGATATCAAGAAAGAAACAAAGATATCTTGTACCTAAGAGTCAGATTATGTTCTTAAAAGACCTAGGTGCAAATGCTAATGTATTCCAGGAGTATGGTTGGAAAAACACAGGCACATTATTTAAGGCTCACTTGTTAAGTTATGCTATTGAATACTGTAAAGAAGAATTAGATGTAGAAACTAAGACTGATGGTACTATTGTAAGAACTAAGTATGGTATAGAACGCATTCCAGATCCTATGTTACTTAAAGAAATGCAAGAGTATGCAGATGGAGTCAACGTGGATAGGCTTGTATCCTTTGCTGCAATAGTTGCATTCATGAGAATACAACATGCTAATAGAGGTTATTCTAAGAGAGTTATAATGGATGATGCTTCTAAAAACTTGCAAAAGTCAAATAATTTGTTTAAATTAAATAAGACTCCATTCCGTCATATGGGAGGTAATGGTTCAACTGGTGGTATGTCTCTTAGAAGATCTCCATTTAGAAATATTAAGTAATAGATATGCAGATATTAAATGCCCTTCAAATAAAAAATGGTGCTAAGGCAGACTATCAAAAAATTGGTACTATAACCCAACCATTACAATTTATTCCTAAATTAGAAAAAACCCAAGAATGGGCATCATGGAATCTTGACTGGATTGAATGGCAAGGATTAAAACAAATCCGTAGAAATGCCCGCAGGTTAATGAAGAATTATAAACTTGCTAAAGGTATTATTGATAGAACAGATTATATAGTAGAAGAAGATAACGAGTATAGAGACATTGTTGAGATGTTAACTAAAGAAGATGCTTCTGCATTAGAACTTAAGTTTTATCCTATTATTCCAAATGTAATTAATGTTCTTGTAGCTGAGTTTGCAAAAAGATCTACTAAACTTACATATAGATCTTCTGATGAGTTTTCATATAATGAAATGCTTGAGCAAAAAAGACAAATGGTAGAAGACACACTTCTAGCTGATGCTCAAGTTAAAATTACTTCTGCACTATTAGAACAAGGTCTAGATCCTAAATCACCAGAAGCACAACAACAATTATCTCCAGATAATTTAAAATCATTGCCAGAGATTGAACAGTTCTTTAAAAAAGATTACCGTTCAATGATAGAACAATGGGCATCTCACCAACATAAAGTAGATGTAGAAAGATTTAAAATGGATGAGCTAGAAGAAAGAGCTTTCCGTGATATGTTAATTACAGATAGAGAATTCTGGCATTTCCAAATGAGAGATGATGACTATGAAGTAGAACTCTGGAATCCTGTAGTTACATTCTATCATAAATCTCCAGATGCAAGATATATTTCTCAAGCACAATGGGTAGGTAAAACAGATATGTTTACTCCTGCAGATGTTATTGATAAATTTGGTTATCTAATGAATGAAGAACAGCTTGCTGCATTAGAAGCTGTTTATCCAGTAAGATCAGCTGGTTATACTATTGGTGGTATGCAAAATGATGGTTCTTTCTATGATGCTACTAAATCACATGAATGGAATACTAATATGCCATCATTAGCTTATAGACAATTTACAACTGCAGCAGCTAACTCAGTATATGATGGTGGTGATATTATAAATCAAATCTTGTCTGAAGGTGAGGATTACTATGATCAAGGTACTGCTTACTTACTTAGAGTAACAACATGTTACTGGAAGTCACAAAAGAAAGTAGGACACTTAACTAAGATTACTGAATTAGGTGAAGTATTAAATGAGATAATTACTGAAGATTATAAAATCTCAAGTAAACCTATTTATGATACTAGATTATATAAAAATAAAACAAAAGAGAATTTAGTATTTGGAGAACACATTGACTGGATCTGGATTAATGAAGTTTGGGGTGGTGTAAAAATTGGACCAAACATTCCATCTTTCTGGGGTATGAATAATCCAGGAGGTTTTGCTCCTATGTATATTGGAATTGATAAGAATGAAATTAACCCATTAAGATTCCAGTTTAAAGGAGATACTACATTATATGGTTGTAAGTTGCCAGTTGAAGGTTCCGTATTCTCAGATAGAAATACTAAGTCTACTGCTCTTATTGACTTAATGAAGCCATATCAGATTGGATACAATATTGTAAATAATCAGATTGCAGATATCTTAGTAGATGAATTAGGTACAATTATTATGCTTGATCAGAATACTTTACCTAGACACTCATTAGGTGAAGATTGGGGTAAGAACAATCTTGCTAAAGCATATGTTGCAATGAAGAACTTTCAGATGCTTCCCCTTGATACATCTATTACAAACACAGAGAATGCATTAAACTTCCAGCATTTCCAGAAACTAGATTTATCTCAGACAGAAAGATTAATGTCTAGAATTCAATTAGCTAATCACTTTAAGCAACAAGCATATGAAGTAATTGGTGTTAATCCACAAAGGATGGGACAACAGTTATCTCAGATGACTGCTACAGGGGTAGAACAAGCCGCTGCAGCGTCTTATGCACAGACAGAGGTATTCTTTATCCAGCACTGTGATTACTTGATGCCTAGGGTACACCAAATGCGCACAGACTTAGCACAGTACTATCATTCAACTAAACCATCAACAAGACTTACTTATATAACGTCAGCTGATGAAAAAGTAAACTTTGAGATTAATGGTACAGATCTTTTAATGAGAGATTTAAATATCTTCTGTACTACTACTGCAAATAATAGAGCCGTACTAGAGCAACTAAAGCAAATGGCTATGCAGAATAATACTACAGGTGCTTCTATTTATGATCTTGGTAAAGTAGTTCAATCAGATTCAATTGCAGAACTTAATAATGCATTGAAAGCTACTGAACAAAAACAAGAGCAAATGAAGCAACAAGAGATGCAACAACAGCAACAAATGCAAGAACAACAACTTCAATCTCAACAACAAGTTGAGCAAATGAAAATTGATGCTCAAATGGCTGAGAAAGAAAAAGATAGACAAAGAGATATCTTAGTTGCTGAAATTAGAGCTGCTGGTTATGGTTCTATGGGTGATGTTAATCAAAATCAAATTTCAGACTACAGAGATGCTATGAAAGAAATTAGAGAAACAGAAGCTTATAGAGATCAATCAGATATCCAAAGACAAAAGCAGAGTGATGATATGGTTAAACACTCACAAAAGGTAGATATTGAACAGCAAAAAATACAGTCCCAACAAGACATTGCTAATAAGCAACTTGAAATTGCACGGATAAATAAGAACAAATATGATGCTGGATCAGAAAATAAATCTAAAAAAGGTGGTGAAAAGAAATAAGCTTAGCCATATAGTAGACAAAATTAATTATAGGCTTTTAAATTTTTAAAATTTAATTACTATATTATATTATAAATAAAAACCAAAAACCAACATGGAAACCAACAACAATGAAATGCAAGAGTCAACAACGGTTGCTCAGGTAGATGTAAATATTGATGAATTATTTGGAATGCCTGGTGCAGAAAGTATAATGCTTCCGGAAAATAAAGATGATTCAAATGATGAAAAACCAAAATCTGTTTTTTATAAAGAAGAAGTAGATACAACGTTCCTTGACAAATCTGAAAAACCTACAGTTGTAAATAAAGCAGATAATTCTAATAATGAAACTCAAGATAAAGCAGATGTTGAAGAAGCATTAGCAGAACTTGATAGTTTAATTACTCAAGAAGAAGATGCTGGAAATAAGGGTAGACCTAAAGTAGATAAGTCTGGTCTTGCAGAATTAGCAAGTAAGATGATTGAAGAAGGTAGTCTAGTTCCTTTTGATGATGATAAACCATTTGAAGAATATACTACTAAAGACTTTAGAGAATTATTTGAAGCTAATTTTCAAGAAAGAGAAAATAAAATTAGAGAATCTACACCAAAAGAATTCTTTGATGCATTGCCACATGAACTTCAATTTGCTGCTAAATATGTAGCAGATGGTGGACAAGATCTTAAAGGTCTATTTAGAACTCTTGCTCATGTAGAAGAAATGAGACAGCTAGATCCTACAGATCAGTATGATCAAGCAGAAATTGCAAGACAATATCTTTATGCTACTAAATTTGGTAGTCCAGAAGAAATTGAAGCAGAGGTAAATGATTGGGCTGACTTAGGTAGACTAGAACAAAAAGCTCAACAGTTTAAACCGAAGTTAGATAAAATGCAAGATGAGATTGTTGCAAGACAATTGGCAGAACAAGAATATAAAAAAGAACAACAACAAGAACAAGCTAGAGCTTATACTGAAAATGTTTATAATACACTTTCAGTTGGTGATTTAGGTGGTGTTAAGCTTGATAAGAAAGTTCAGAGTATGTTGTACTCTGGTTTAGTTCAACCTAGCTATCCATCTATCTCAGGAAAGCCTACTAATATGCTTGGGCACTTGTTAGAAAAATATCAGTTTGTTGAACCAAGACATGATCTAATTGCAGAAGCTCTTTGGTTACTTGCTGATCCAGATGATTATAAAGGAAAGATAAGAGAACAAGGAAGTAAAGCAGCTGTAGAAAAAACAGTTAGACAATTAAAAACAGAACAGTCTAGAAAGTTAACTTCATCAAATGAAGAAAATGAAGAACCTAGAAGAACAAGTTCTAAACCACAAAGAACAATTTCAAGACCAAGTAACAACTTGTTCAAGAGATTTTAATTAGTAACAATTTAAATTAATATATACAATGGCAACTCCAGTAATGAACAATGGTATATTCCTCAGGGATACCGCTTACAATGCAAGTTCCCATGTGGATTC